TGGAAAATAGACATGTTTGCTCGCATTTACTATAAGGGAATAGTCCCTCTTTTTCTGATGTTGAAATACCAATAAGTCCTCTCACAACTTCTGCAAGGTCTTCCTTTGAAATCAGGATAGGATTACCCTGTGCGTCCAAAGCACGTACGTAATTAGCTTCATTTTTCTTTTGCAAAGCACTCTCAACCTCTTTAAGTGTTTTAATAGCTCCCATAATTTAAAAGTATTTGATTAAACGTTTTTATTAGTAATGAAGGAACATCCTTCTTATAAGGCTTCCGAACATGATACCTACCGTATCAGCAAGAATATCTCCCCAGTCCCATCCTGAACCCACATTACAGTTTTTTTTGTAAAGCCAGTCGGCACCTTCTTTTGTAAGAGCTGCAGATAAAGCACCTATTTCACCGACCGTCATAGTCAGAACAAGGCACGCAATAAAATGCAGGACCTTGTCATTCATCTTTAAGATTGAATCAACAATTTTCATTATACCCAATTTTTTAAATCATTAGAAAACAAACACGCTGAAGCATTATTGACAATCCATCCTGATGATGTGGCAATAATGTTCACAACATACCCCTCCTTTATCATGACATAAATATATTTTTCACTGAAAGTCTTTATAATCCACTCAGAGCCCTGTGACTTGAAAACCAGATTTCCGTCATTTCTTGATATCAGCCTGGTTATTCCAGTTATATTTATGCCGAACCATTTCGACAGTTCAGGAAGAGTTAAAGGATAAAAAGACAGTCCGTCATGGCTCGTACCGATAAAAGACGTACCATGTACAGAAGGATCAATAACAAAAGACTCATTCCGAACATCCTTCATCGGAGTGTACACGGCATTCGCCTTTACTGTTCCGCTGAATACCCCATCCGCTCCGTCAAGATGCTTTACCTTCAGGTTTTCCACGTCAATCAGATCAGCATCAATCTTGCGTGCCAGAAGAAGACGGGTTCCAATCAGAGGATATTCCTGCGTGGCTTTCCATGAGGTCTTGTCCGGATTCAGCTTGACATCTTCAGACGGATGAATCTCACTGTTGCCAGGAACGGGATTCATCCACATGAAAATAAGCCCCATGTCCTTTTCAAGAAAGTATTCTCCATTCTTATATTTGAAAGGGAGAGGTCTCCAATCTCCGTCAATCGGATATGGCGATGGGTTCTGACGAACAATAGCCACCCTTTTCTGTGATAGCAGTTCCTTGTAAGAACTGTCATTATAGGCTTCTACCACGATGGAATCCGCATTGCCCCATTTGTCAGCCGGAAGATAATATTCATATTCTGAGCTGGCACCCGGAGAAGCCGCACTGCCAAGTTCATTGCCGGAAGAGTGTACATGGAGCTGCCAGAATACATCAACCGGTTTTGATTCCGCTCCGATTCGAAGCAGGGCATTCAGTTTCAGAGGGGTGGACTGCACATTGTTACAGTCCACTGAAACAGCGGAAGGCTGGCAGTCGATGTCTACATATTCAACCGGATCCGGTTCACTCACTGCAGTAACACTTATTGTAGCTGTCAGCATCATAATCAAAATTCTATTGCGTTTGTATTCGTTGCGATAACCCGGAATGTCTTGGCACGTGTGGCATCCGCATAAGTAAGGGTTACGTCAGTACCCGAAAACTGGTTGCTGTCCTTTCCGGTCACGGTGAACGGATTGTTTTCCCCGTCGAACGTGGCAAAATTCCAGCTGGAAACAGGAACCTCCTCTCCGGACTGACGCTTGTAGGCATAGGGAGTCAACACACCGGTTTCACCAGGATAAATCTGTCCATCGGAAGACAGTCCTTTAACCTTGAAGGACGCGAGAACCGGATCGGACAGGTCAAATACGGTAATGAACCCCTTGGCTATCACCTTCCCGTTCTGCACCGCCTCACAGCTGACTACCAGGGAACCGTCCACGTCATTGGCCTGAATGTTCTGCGTCTGCTGTGTACCGAGGCTGCTTTCTCCTGATGGAAGCTGTTTTTTCCAAAGCAGTGTGATATTGCCAAGGTCACTGATAAGGTCCCCGCCAGAATACAATGAGGCTTTCAGGGTCAGTACGTCAGAAGAATTAATAATCTGAGTACCTTTGTCCGACGTGATGAACAGTTCGTACTGTTTTCCTGAACTTTCCTGAATCACCACTTCTGTAGAGAGTTCATTGAACTCTACGGTATGTCCTCCGATTTCCACTTCACCGGAAACCGTAATCCTGTCATTGTCATATCCGGATATCGGCACAAGGTTTTTCATCACCCGCAATCCGGCCATGGGATACGACTGTGAATCTACACTGACATTATAGCCGGTGACTCTCTTGAACATGCCTGTAAACTGCTCGGTATCACACAATCCGTCCTCACCGAAAGAAAGTTCCGTACCATTATACTTGAATACCAGCCTTGAAGGAATCAACACACGTCCTGTACTCACATCCCTCATTACAATTACCACGATAGGGCGTTTGTCCTCAGCAAGAGCCTCCCAGTCGGGAGTATACTTGTCACTTCCCTTTGTCCATGCCTGGATTAAAGGGCCATTGTCTACACGTACGTATCCGTTAAGGGTAGTACCGTTACTTACGGCTACGATTGCAAGCGCAGCCGTTACCTGGTTCTGACTCATTCCTTACCTCCTTTCAAAGCTTCAGTTTCTTCTGCACCCGTAATTTCAGGTGATTCACCGGATTCAACATCTGGAATAGGTTCACGCCCAAAGTCAGGGTCAATCTCTTCCACATTCTTGATTTCTTCATCCTGCTTTTCAATCAACTCTTTCAGTTCCCTTGAAGAACCGATGATGTCAACCCCCATCAGCGTACCGACATTGCGGATTTCTCCGATGGGAATATAAGCTCTGCCGTCAGGGAGGAAGTTCATCATTCCGAAGAACTTTCCTTCCAATTTCTCTTTTTCAACGATTACATACATAATTCATCATTTAATTTATTATTCAAATATGGTTCCTGTTCCCACAAATACAGTCTGTCCGTCAGCTTCTGAAGCGACCAATGCGCCTTCCTCGTCGCCCATCAGTGATTCACCGGATGCAAGTTCCAGTTCCGCCCATACTTGAAATATGTATCCGGACGGGAATCCTTTTTCAGCCGGTATGAATTCAAGCGTCCGGCCTCCGATGGCAAGCACCTTCTCCTGTTCACCTGGCTTGGCACTCTGTCCTTTCCACGTAATGCGGAAAAGGTCATCGTATTCAGTACCATATTCGCGGCGGTTGTCGAAAATCCTGATTTCATACGCACTCGGCTGCTGCATATCGTCAGATAGTGTAAATCCTTTCGTCTGTATGATTTCACAGAGAAGTGATGCGGAAATCTCCGTCTTGACTTCCACTACCTTCTCAAGGCGTCCGTCTGTAGGAGACTGCGGCCTGCTTCCGGAATACTCGCATGCACGTACACGGAAACTGGCATTGGTGACATATTTTGCCTGATAGATAAGTTTACGGGTATATATTCCTTCGGAATCATGGCAGATGATGCCCGGGTCGTTCACCGTGACCGGCCGGTATGCATCTCCTTCCAGGATATCCCAAAAGTAGGCCGCATGTGCGTCATCCACCGGTTCCGTCCCTGTATACAACTGCGGTTCTATCTCACGGGACCAGTATCCTGAGCGTTCAGACAGGCGAAGGGGGTCTGTCACCATAACGGTGTCTCCTTTCAGACGCAGGGAGTATGCCTTGTTGTCATACAGGTGCGAATACACCTTCATGCTGCGTTCTGTCCGTACTTCTCTGTTTGTGCGCGGATCAGTGAATATCGCAATGGCGAAATATTCCATCGGCGTCTCTGGAGGAACATTTTTTCGTACAGTCAATGCATAGCGTGGAACGTCTCCGCTTCCGTCCGATATCGTATAATATTCGTTGTCGACAATCCGGTTTGCCGACTTGTCCTGCGGTGCTCCTTCAAACCATTCCACACCTGTAAGCGTCATTTCACCGTTTACGGACCCACTCCCGTCAAAGGCAGAAATCCGTGGAATCATGACAAGAGGGACAAGGGTATGGTCAGGATTGTATTCCCTCAACTGTTTGTCATAAGTCTGTGCCGGGCTTCCTGACAATACAATAATTTCACCCTGTACGGACAAAGGAGTCACATAGATGCGTCCCTGCTGTTTGTTACTTTTTATTCCCATAGCTATAAAATATCAAATCCAAATTTCTGTTCTATCTTCTGTATATCTCCAGATACCGGAATAAATACCCGGCATATAAACTGTACGGATTTGCTGACAAACCCGAAGTCAGACCCCACGCCGTGCTGGTTGCTGTTGTCTATATGTATCGCCAGCAGGTCACCATCCACATATTCAGGAGTCCATAAGTTGTCAGCAGGTATATTTCCGCTGTTACGGAACCATTCCACCTCGGTACCCTCCATTGACATTACAAGTGAAGTGATGTCAATGGCGCCGTATAAAACACGACCGTGTATGTCCGTATCTACTCCGCCTATCACAAATGCTTCACCTCCTGACAGGGAAAGTTGCAGCGAATATCTTCCGTCCCCTTCAAGAAGAACCCACGCGGGGCTGTTCCATCCAGGTTCCAACTGCGTCCGGTCAACAATGCAGCCCCATTTACATCCAAGATGATAGACCGTATGCTGTTCCAGCAATGCATATTCGCTCCCGGACGGTTTTGTAAGTTCGTGCTGGATAAACCGGTAAGGGGCTCCACTTTGTGCCACCTGCAGAGACCATTCCCCTCGGTCCACTTTGTTTGGCACCACATCACCATTATAGTCGAACTGGTAAAATTTCTCTGCAATGACAGTCTGTGACACGATACCCACATCGTCCGTTGTTACCGGCAGCTGTTCAAGTACCTTGAGGTTGGGCAGTTTGCCAATGGTCAGCGCATAGTTGTAATCCTCGAGTTTCGGTTTGTAGACATTCTGAAGGAACATAATACGTCCCTCGCGGCTGGATAACAGCCAGCTCTGGGCCCGCTCGTTCACTTCTCCGATGTCGGGCAGTACCGCGTTTCCTCTTCTGGTTACGTTGTACCCGGCCACCGGAGGGTAGTTCTTTCCACCCGGAACCTCTTCATCCGGATAGAGCACGACGGTAAGCGTGTTGTCATTGACATTTTTCGTCAAACAACGGAACCAGCTGGTGTAATAGTCTGTACCTCCAGTCAGCAGGTTGTTGATGATTGAATACATTACGTCGTTCTCGTTGAAGCTTGTCACATCATACTCCGTGCGCTTCTCCATCCACAGTTTGTAAGTACCTTCGCCCATGTCCTCCACCTTTTCGATGCATCCGGCATCGCTGAAAGTGAAGTCTCCTGCCATCGCCTGGATTTCATTAATAATCATCCGCATGACAACAAGCGCATCGCGTACCTCCAGCCTGGAGAATTGCCCGCGTCCGTCCGGAAATATGCCGGCTCCCTTCCCGGCAATCATGCTGTCAATGAACTTACCGAACTTCAGAAGGAAGTTTGTCTGGTCAGGCTGGTCCTTACGTAGAAATGTTTTCAATGAATTTAATGCGGAGAATACATTGTTATCAGAAGGTGTTTTTGAGTCAGATGTTTTGATAATATCAATCATCGTCTGTTCCGCCTGTCTGGCCACTTCATAACGTAGCGAGTTCAACGAGTTATCTACAGACGATTTCCACCCCGTTCCTACCTCATCCGAGCAGGTTATCGTTGCCTGGCACAAGTCATTCAGCTTGCGCTGCACCTTCGTGATACGGGTATCCTTGTATCCGCCGGTGGTGCCGAAATACTGTTCTGACAGCAGACGCACGTTCCACCCAATGCGGAGCGGCGTGTTATTCTTCTCAATATAATTCCGGTCCGTGGTACCTGTGTATTTATTCGGATCAAAACTGTAGGTATTCAGAAAGTCATCGACAGCCTGTTTGTACGCCTGTTCCGCTGCAGTAATGTACTCCTGTGGCATGGCGAAGTTCCACGGAATGTATTGGTCGCCCGGAGTTGGGATAATCGCTCCGCCAGGTATCTGAGTCGTATCATCCGGATACACGTTGATGATCTCCCACTCTCCAGTGTCTTCGTGCCATGCGGCCTGAAAGGAACCGTCAGTTCCACGTCCAGCCAGTTCGCCTGTCTGGAATTTTAACTTATAGTCCAGATCTGGAATCCCGTAGTCTTTCGGATTCCAGTTCATTCCGTTGTCCTTGAAGTAATATACAGTATACTCCCGTCCTTCCTCATTGGTTTTCTCTTCCGTTCGTACAGAGGATACTGTACCCACGTACTTAGGGTATATTTCAGAGAACGCATTTTCTTCGGTTTCTTCTTTCACTCCATACAGGTCTACGTTTTTGTCTACATAAAGAGATCGGTCAGGAAGTTGCAGACGGGAATACCCGTACTTCGTCGCATCAATATTGCGTGTGCTGCCCAATGGGAACAGACGGGTAAAGAACTTCACTTTCCCGTTATCTTCCTGTGCCAGATTGGTTAGTCCTTGAAGATATCCAAGCTCCACCACTTCGCCACGTTCAGCCTTGCAGAGATTAATCACATAACCATCCGCCCACATTTCTGTTTCAAATGTGGCGGCGATGCCATTGCTGCCGAAAGCCGCATCCCAGCACTTCACATTCCGGTAATCAATAACCTTGTTTTCGGCGGTAATCACTGTTCCGATGCTCCACAGATTTCCACCGGCACGGCGGTTCATGTTATCAATCCACAACTGAAGGTGTTCACGAGGCCCACCGTCGTAACTGAATTCAGAAGTGGTCTCGCCTTCCTGGAACAGCATCAGTGTATCTTCCGCATCATGTATCGGTGCATAGAACTTCACGCTGTATTCATAAGTCTGTGTGTTCTTTTGTTTCGGACGATAGCGTGACTTTACCTTGTATCGAACGCCTTCCACCTCGATGTAGTCATCCACATCCAGCGGCACGTATTCGGTATGGGTGAAGGATGCAGATACGCTGCATTCTCCACCTATTTCTTCCGTAACACTGGAAGAAGAGTTCGGGTTGGCTGTCAGTCGGAGGTTGTTGGCTTTATCGTATATTTTCAGTTCCATTTAAACAGTGTTTAATCAATTACTAAATAGAAGGCTGCGGCTCCAAAAATTTCAGTGAAAACAGCACATAGAAGCGGTCTCCTTCGTAGCTTTCGTACCAGTCCGGTTCTGCCGGCATGTCCTGGTAAACCATATTGTAGGTTCGGTAATTCTTAACGGCGATTGCAAGCATACCCGACGTGATGAGCGTCATCATGCGCTGGTATTTGTCCAGTCGGTCGGATGCGGAGCTTCCACGAAGCCAGAACTGTAATGTACGTTCGATGCTGCTCAACTTCACGTTCGGGTTCTGAGGAAGCTCTACCCCATTCCTTTCTCGGAAATCGACGGTAGTAATATCCTTCGCCTTGGGCATTCGAAGCAAAGCATCCATGTTCACGTGTCCGCCTTCTTCCGTTTCTCCCAGGAAAGCACCGTATTCCGTCCATACGTCCGTTCCGTTAATTGTTAGGTATCCTGTCAGGTCCATATCATTTCAGTGTTATACCGTTTAATTTCATATCACTCAATATCTCGTGTATCTCAACCAGGTGTGCCGTGTGTCCGGCTATGGTGGCCAGCGTCTGGCTATCCTGCTTCTGCGTGTTTCGGATTTCCTGCACGAACTTGTCCGTATTGGCCAGATGCGTCTGCATGTTTCGTCCTATTCCTTCAAAGGTGGATATGCTGTCCTGGCTCATGGTGGTCAGCGCACCGCTGCTGGGTGACTGGCTGCTTCCGGAATCCGCAGATGAAGACCATCCGAAATCTTTCATGATTTGCTCACGTTCGGCCAGCATATCATTCACAATGTCCTGATATTTTTCCCGCAACAAATTGGCTTCATCTTCTGTCAGTTTGTTCCCAGACTCCGCATCTGTAGACCACATATCATACAGATTCTGAATCTGCTGTTTGTATTTCCCGGCAATCAGTGATGAGAATATGGCATTCTGTAGATACTTCTCGAAGTTATCTGCAAAGTCCTGATTGGTGGCATCGAGGTCCGACAGCATACTGGTGAAGCTGTCACGGAATTCGTCAAAGCTGACTCCGGTAAATGCCTCTTTTTCCTGATCAGCTATCTCCTTCAACTGTTCGCTATACTTGTCTATATTCTGAATGTAGGTCACAAACTCAGAGTTTACAGCGGTCAGTACCGACACAAACTTTTCGTCCTGAAGAACTTTACCTATTACATCCGCATCCAAATTAATCACGTCACCAAATCCCTGTATATTCGCGCCAGTAAGCTGCGAAAGCCTTGCCCAATCCTGCGCACTCATTCCACGGTTAACCCGGTATCCAAGAGAGTGACTACCGATGCTTGCACCGCTTCCTGACAAAGCTTCCATCAACTGCCGCTGGCGTTCAATCTGCACGTCTACCAGTTTTTTAGCTTCTTCGGCTGCTTTCTGAGCTTCTACACCATAATCAATGTCGATATATTGCTGTTTCTTGGAGATAAGCGAATCCCAAATGTCAATCAGCCCTTCATACTTTAATTTAAGATTTTCATACCCCGAATAATCGGCACCTCCGAAACCAAACAGTCCGGCTATCGTATTGCCAACTCCAGTCAGAATCTTAATTGACCCTGTAATAGCACTAAATGGTTTTGTCAAATCAATGCTTTCCAGTCCGCTCATTACCTGACCCAGTCCGTTCAATGTCTCACTCACCGCTTCCGGAACTTTTACGCCAAAGTTTCCTAACATATCCACTATGTCGTTTCCGGCATTGACGATTGCCATTCCTTTCTGTCCGATAGAATTGGCCGCATCCGTCAGATTCTTCTGTGCACTGTATCGTTTATCCTGAGCAGCACGAAGTCTTTCCTCGGCTTCGGCCTGAGTAATCAGCTTACGTGTAATGGTTCCGGTTGCTTCGTCATATTCTTCCACGATAACGCTTCCGCCTACTTGTGCCTGTTGAAGAAGGTTCTGAGCAGAACGTACTTCCTCCATCGCAGACTTGTAATCTTCGTACCCCTTCTTCATTGTTTCGAACGGGGAACGGTCGGCCAGCTCGGAATCTATATTATTGAAAGCATCCATTACCTCCTTGTAAGATTCGGGGCTGATGTCATCGCCTATTCCTTCCAGGTATTGTTTCAGCTTCTCTCGGAGACTTTCCAGCGTATCAGTAGACACACGCTCCAGTTCACCGAAAATCTTGTCCCAGTCCATCCCTTTCTTCATTTCCTCAAAGTCCAGGCTGGCCAGCTTGTCGTCACGTTCACGGGTTAATACGTCGGCCTCTCCTTCTGTTTCCGCAGCGGCAATTTTCCGGGCGTAATCCATTGCAATGGCCAGACGCTTCTCCTGATACGTTCCGTATTGTTTATTGTAGTCGATAAGGCTCTGCGTGGCCTTGTCGCGATATTCCTGTTCAATCTGATATATCTTTTCGTTATACACCTGTTCTGCCAGCATACGGTTGGTGTTCGCCGTATTCTTTACCTCGTCGTACTGGCTCTGTGGAATATTGTCACCCTGCTTGCGTGCCTGATCCATTTTGGCAAGCATATCCCGTTCCTGCTTGTCAATGTCAGCCACAGACTCATCGTATTCCTGCTTGGCCAGTGCCATACGCTTGGCAATACCTTCCTGCATAATCTGTATGCGGAGTTTTTCCGTAGTCTGCTGTGCTTTTACACGAGCATCGGCAAGCTGGGAAGCGTAGTCGGTTTTCTGTTTTCGTTCTGTTTCGTTTCCTCCGTTTGATTCAAAAAGAAGATCTTCTATGTTTACTTGATTAGCCAGATTCTTATTGAATTTGGTCAAATCATATATTTTCCTTCTCCATTCAGTAATCTTTTCTTCGCTTTGATTGAAGAATCTGTCATAATCCCGGTTTACAGCGTCAATTACATCATTGCTTACAGGAAGGAATGTCCTATTTTGTCCTTCCTTCAACTTGCCTACAGCCTCCGTTCTTTTAACCTCGTTAAGTTCTTGTTTTTTGTATTCTTCCGTTATTTTTGATTCAAGATCCAGTATTTCCTTACTGTTCTTAATCAGTGTCTCTTTTGCAGCTTGCGCTTTTGCTGAAGCCATAATAGCTGTGGCAAGTTCATTGTATTTGTCAGCAGCTTTTCCCACTAACACCTCTTCATCACTAAGATTCTTGAAATATTGAGGAAATTCTTTTTTCAGCTCCTTTACTGCTGATATACGTTCATTCATTCCTTTTGAACTGTCTACAGCAGCCTGATAAAGTAAGTTCAGTTGCACAATCTCTTCCTGTGCTGCCTGCTGAGAATCAAGCATGGCCTTTTTATAATTTTCCAAAGCCTCCTTATTGTTGTCAATAGCTTTTTTACCGCTGATAAGCTCTTTTACCCAGTTTGCAATATCCTTTCCAAACACAATACCCAGCGATATGGCGGCCACAAGTGCCGTCTGCCAGCTGAATATTGAACTGGCCAGCTGTTTCCATACCGGCACACCCTTTTGTCCGGATGCAGCAAGAAGTTCGTTCTGCTTTCGCACATCGGCAATGGCATCTGCCAGCATAGGAAGGTTGTTTGAAATTGCCAGGATAAACATCTGCGGTCCCATGGCAAGTGAAGGCAGCTCTCTAGCTACCTGGCTGAACTGCATCTTCAGGTTGTTTGTCTTACGGGTTACGGCTTCGGTGTCGATGTCAATATATCCGGGGTTATTGGATATATCTTGTTGCACTTTTTTATACTCTCTCAATCCTACTTCAAGCCTATTTATTCTTCCTGTCAATGCTTGTATTCTAGCTAAATCCTGAGAATAATTTTTGCCCGAATGAATATTATCTTGCATTATTTTTTGTTGTTCAGCACGTACTTTTCTTAATGCAGAGATAAGTTGCAAAGTCTGATTCTCCACGTCATCTATATTCTTACCAACAGATTGCAAACCGGATTTGGTAAGATCTTCCATAAATATCTCGAGCTTTACGGGTACTGCCATGATTCCAATTTATAATGATGAATAATCAGTCCTTTACCGCATAATTGGTAAAGAACTCCATCGGGTTCATCCCCTTTGCCGTGTTCGTGTTATCTGTTTGTTTGTGACTGTTTCTTTGTTTCTCCCGTTCCTCCATTTCACGGATCTGCTGCTTCAGGTCCGGTTTCTTCGGAGGAACCCAGTGAGGCATGTCTGCCATCATGAGCTGAAGGGTAACTACATTTACCTTGTCCAGAATGTAGCCAATGCTCCAGCCTGTTTCCGTGGCCAGCTGACCTACTACGCCGAAAAGGCTATGCGAAGGTTCCGTATGTCCCTTCTTTAACTCCTCCTGTCGTTTTCGCTTTCGTTCCGGCTCGCTAAGGGCTGCATCTTGTTCAAGGCTGCTGCCGATGCGATAATAATCCCGAAAGACGTGGTAGATGTACTGTTCAGCACCTGCCGCCAGGCGGCTGCAAGTTCGTCGGGTGTCATCAGTTCACGTAGAATCCAGGCCACCATGCGGTTCAGCACTCTTCCCAGTACAGGCCCTCTCACAATTCCGTATGCCACAATACGGCTGATGTCCTTTCCATGCAGGAAGACAAACCGGATACGCTGGTCCAGGTCGTATGCATCATATTCTTCAGGAGTCACCCCGATCCGGAGATAACGCTTGCTGATTCGTATCAGACTGCGTGTGGTAGGTGTCTTCATCGTAATGCGGAACGGACGTTTCCGAAGTACCGTATGAAGCGGCAGGCTGATTCCCCCGTCACTGAGGGAGATGCCTGCCAGCAGTTCTATATCTTGTGCCTTCATACTTATCCTTTTGCGTCTTCGACTGAGTCAATCGCATCAAAATCTTCTGTACCAGGAGGATAAGTACGATAACGTCTGTCCTTCCCGTCTGCGGGTTTCAGCATATCCACACGGATACCCATTGCCAGCACATTCTGCATGTTAATTCCATTCTGGAATCCATTGCGGCTCAGACGTGCATTAAATATGCGGAAACCATGTCCAGAATGCATGGTGATGGTGAGCACACCGTTAGCTAGCATTTTTGCAGGCGGTGTATAAGAGCCGTCCGCTCCGGCTTTTCCACCGAACACATCCACCATACTCTGCGCATTCAGTTGGATAAGGTTCATTGTAAACGCATCGCTTCCCGGGTTGGTCATGATGCTGTCTACAGGTCCGTCTAGTACCTGTGCTGCGAATACATCCAGAAAACTAGGTGCGTTTCCCGCAGGCTGCATCCCGTTTTCATCCAGCCAGGCCAGTGTCTTTTCCTGTCCTTCTGATCCCGCAGCCTTGAATGTCACTTTCGCCACGCCGTACATCAGTCCGTTGCTTGTATCTGCCATAATATTTATAGAGTTTGATTTTTGTTTAAATACTTTTTAATCAGTTCCCAAATAAGAAAAAGTAACAGCACCGCAATAATTGTTCCTACAATCCACTGTTGTAAGCCGGGCCGTCTTTCTTTCACCTCATTGCTGGTAGTTTCATCCCGTATCCGGTGCTCCGTTTCAGTATGCTTCACGGTAACTTGTCTTCCTGTGCTGTCGGCTGTAGCCGTGACGTTCACGCCACCTTCTCCGTCCGATTGTATGTCAATATTCAGACCGTCATTCCGATAGCTCAGCCCGAATCCGGCAGGAAGCTTACTCAGGTTCAGCCACTGCTCCGCACTCACCGAGCAGGTCGCCGTCCTCTTCGGGACCGGCTCGTAGGTTGTTTGCTCGGTTACGCTCGTTCGGAGGCTGTCCGAGCGGACGGTTTCCGAGCTGGCCTTTCTGCTGCTGGCGCATCCAGATGATAGCAGGACAGCGGTCAGCATACCTGCAAGTATGTAATTTGCGTAAAGCCGTTTCATGATTGATATTCCGTTCGTTTTGTTTTCGTAGTTGTTTGCTTAATTCCAATACCGTGGCACTGAGGTCGTCATATAAAGCCTTGTAAGTGCCCTCGGTTTCTTTCACTGCGCGGACCTGGTATACTTTTCTGTCACGCCACCAGGCAATGGCAGTTACCAGCCAGCCGGCAGGAGCCAGCCAATCCATGAGTGGCTGTAACAGGGTCCAATCCATAATGCTCTATTCTTTTTGAAACAATGCTCCGATAGCCTTAATCACATCATAGAATCCGCATCCGCTGAGTCCCGCCGCCAGTCCGTAAATCAGCACCTGCCACCAGATATAGCCTGTAAGTAACGGAGTGAGTTGCAAAAGCCATGCAAGGATACATACCACCATGCCCACACCGCATGATATACCGATTTTGGCCAGCTTGCTTGCGGAAATAGCCGGAACAACTTTCAGAATCTGTGTCACCAAGGTAGAAACCAGGGCTACGATTCCCGTAAAGCTTCCCAGGTCGATAAGGAACGATGTTTCAGGTTCTGCAGCCGGAAGTACAGTCTGCGCAAATGAAGCCAGTGTTGTAATCAGACACAGGCAGAAAAATAAAATAATTCGTTTCATTTTGTCGTGCTTTAAAGTTTTAAAATCTGTTTTCTGTTGTTTCCGTCGCGCTTGTAAGACACATGCACCCACGAAAAATTCTTTTCGTCAATCAGCTGGTCGAAAGGCAGATTCTCACGGATGTACTCAAAGAGCTTGCGGTTCTCTTCCCTGCTTCCTGCCGTAATGTCGGCAGCTTCTCCTTTCAGATGCTGGCTGCTTGCCGCACCTCCTACCATCCGGTTCAGTTGCGGACAACGGTACCCTGAATTGACGGTAACAGGTTTCCCGTACCATTCGCGGAGAGGGTCAAGCACGTTGTCGGCAAGGGCTTTCAGGTTACCCGCCTCCTGAAGAGGCGGTGTATTCTTGATTCCATGAGCGTCGGCGGTGGTACTGGCACAAAGTTCACCCATTGTAAAGTGTTTCATACCTCATTCCTCCTTATGCTTCAAGTTCCTCACCGGCTGCAGGGTCTTCCTGTAACTTTTCTTCCAGTCCGCTTACGCCTTTTTCTCCTCCATCAGACATAGCCATGGCCATTTCATCGGTTTCAGCTTCACGTCTGGTCTCAGCCCAGTTCTTGTCAGCCGTTCCCTCCTGGTCGGATGTCTGTGCGGTAGATCCGTCATAACTGTAGATGGCACCGATAGCCTCCATCTTCTTCGGAAGTACGATGTAGTAGTGACGGAAGTTCACTTCGTTCTGCTGGTAGTCCGGGTTGGTCTGTGCGTCGCGGTAATACATCTTGGTGCTACCCTGCGCACGGAACACACGCTTGGTGTAGAAGCAGAAGGATGCCTGATGGTCGGTGCCCGAAGGTGAGTTCTTGAACGGAACTTTTGTGCCTTCCTTGGTGAAGTACGGACAGTTCTCGAATTCGTACACCTCGAATCCGTACATGTTGGCAATCTTTCCGGTAGTGTAGTTGTAATACTGGTCACGGAACTTCTGGTCGTCTTCCAGCAGGTCGTTCACGTGGTCTGAGCAGAGCACCAGACGTCGGCCTGCGGTGGGAACCTGCAAGGCATCCAGCTTGCGTTTCAAGGCGATAATATCCTTTCGGGTACATTTCTTACGTCCGTTGTCATCTTCACCGGAAGTGGGCACTACCGGAGTTTTCGCCGTGTTACTGTTCGGAGCCAGCGCATGAGCCGCTTTCTTGAACTTGGCGATGGTAATGGCGTCGCCGTGACGCTCAATCACGCTTCCCATCTTGTCGTAGGAGATGGCAAAGAGCTGGTCGTCCGATACCGGAGTCTTCTTGGTCTGGAACTTATCAAGACCCAACGCAATATCTCCGTCTTCCAGTTCCTGTGCGGCGATGGGATACGTGGTGTTGTTAATCAGCACGTCCGGGTCGCCGCCCACATCTACCAGGTGTACCACTTCGTTGTTCACCGCAGCCGAATAATCGGACACACCGTCCAGGAATGAGGCGGTCATGCCCCCACGAAGCTGCTTCACCAGCTCACCCGTCCACACTTCGGTATATACACCTTCCAGGGCGGCACCTTTCGGCAGGAACTTGCCCAGTGCCATTGGTAGCACCACGCCCACAATCAGTCCCCAGAATCCTGCATTCGGAATTCCAAGGCAAGCCAGGATAACGATACTCATCAGCACATTCACCAGTGTGCCGGTTACGAATTTTACGATTTCTTTTCTCATGTTCGTGTTTTAATTTGTGTTCAACAATCAGTTAAGTTCCGGACAGTCCACACCGTATTCTGCCTTGTACAGCTTGCGGTACTGCTGCGGGTCGTTCTTTCGCATCAGCTTCAGTTCCTCTGCCGGAACTTCGCTCAGTTTTTTCCAGTCGCCGGTTGCCGTCGGCGAGGTATCGCGGTTCAACACCATCGACGGCTTTACCGTGCCGTGCATGGCTTCTAAGATCAGTTTCAGGCTTTCCTGGCCGACTTTCTTTCCCAGCTCGATAAAGTGGGCTTTCTTTCCGGATTCAATCTTTCCGGCAGTTACGGCTTCCTCCACCAGCGACGTAATACCTGCCAGCCGCAGGGTGTCCAGTTCCTTTTCCAGTTTCTCCTTTTCGGTACGCAGGGTCGCGTTGGCCGTCTGGTAGCCGAGCAATACGTTAATCTGTTTCTGCACTTCCTGCAGTGTGGCGGTGTCCGCCAGCCCCAGCATCAGGGCGATGGTTTTCAGTTGTTCGTTCATTGTCTGTAATGTTTGGTTTTCATTAAAGCTTTCTTTCAACAGCGGCAGGTCGCATCCGTATCCTGCATCCAGCCTGATTTCCCGCCCCTCGTAAGAGAGCCGGATGTTGTCATCGTTACCGCCGATGTCCACCATGCTGTATTCCATCAGCTTGCAGCGGGTTACGGTAGGACGGGTTTGTCCGGGTTTCAGCAAGGCAGCGTCTTCGCTTGTTTCCAGTATCTCGAAGTTGGGCGAACCCATACGTAGCGTGCCCTTTTCCCATTGCTGCTTTGCCAGACGCGATTCTTCGCGTACCTCATCAAACCAGGGTTCGCCGGTCACTTCTCCATCCGCTACGCGTATATCCTTTATCATTCCTATTACCACGCCCCGCTGGTGCATCCAGAGCAGTACGGGATTCCGGTTAAACTGCGTCAGGTCGATGCCTTCGGTACGAATCCACGTGCCGTAGCAGTTCAGCGTTTCGTTCGATATTCTGATTCGTTTTGCCATTTTTCCGTTCGTTTGACGCAAACTTACTCTGCCTTTCCCGTCCGGGCAAAAAAGTGTGTAACGGTTGCAAAGAAGTATGTAAATGATGCACTGTTCTCTGTAACGGTTGCACCCCTTTTTCGTGGATGCACGAAAATGGATGAACTTTGTCGTAAACGAATATTAAATACAAGGTAAAACATGGCTAAAAACGACACAAAACAGGAGCTGGCACGGGTGCTCTACATGAGCGGACTTTCGCAGGAAGAGATTCTTCAGAAAGTGGAAGTGAGCCGTCAGACGCTCAGCCGGTGGATAAACACCCTGGGCTGGAAAGAGATGAAGGCGGCACGCAGCATCACCCGTCCGGAACTGGTGAACAAGCTGCTGTCTTCCATCAACTCCCTGCTCGACAAGGCGAACGAGCCGGGAAACGAGGATATGCTGGCCAGCCTGGGCGACAAGCTAATCAAGACGGCCACCGCCATCGAAAAGCTGGAGAAGAAGGCCAGCGTGGTAGACCGTATCGACACGATGATTGACTTTGAGAACTGGCTGGCCGCACACCGGGATGAATATCCCCAGCTGACCAACGAACTGTTCCAGCTCGTAAACCAGCTGCACAACGATTACCTGAATGAACTCTTCGCCCAGAAAGGAGGCTGACCATGACGGAACAGGAAAAGAAAGAAGCCCTGAAACGATGGCAGGAGCACTGCAAACGGGTAGAACGGATGACCTCACAGGAACGGGTGGAGACAGAAGCGGAACGCAAGCGGAACATCGCCCGTGCCCTGAAGGATTACGACTGTTTCTGCCAGCGGTACCTGCCACATTATTGCCAGTGTCCGAATGCCAAATTCCACAACGAGGCGGCACGCTACATCGCCTCCCATCCGGAACTGCGTCTGGTCTGCAAGTGGCCGCGCGGTCATGCCAAGTCGGTACACCTGGACATCGGCATCCCGCTCTGGCTGAAGTTCCGGAGCGAACTGCATGTCATGGTACTGGTGGGCAAGAGTGAAGACAGTGCCGACGGTCTGCTGGGAGACTTGCAGGCAGAACTGCAATACAACCAGTACCTCATCCGGGACTTTGGCGAACAATACAACAGCGGCATGTGGCAGGAAGGCGAGTTCGTCACACGCGACCAGTGCGCCTTTTTCTCCAGAGGCCGTGGCCAGTCACCCCGTGGTCTGCGTTTCCGGGAGATGCGTCCGGACTACATCGTGGTGGATGACTTGGACGATGATGAAATGTGCCGGAGTGAGGCACGTGTACGTGAGATGACCAACTGGATAAAGGAAGCTCTGTTCGGCTGCTTCGGCGGAAAGGACGGGCGTTTCATCATGGTGGGTAACCTGATTTCCAAAAACTCCGTGCTGCAGAAAATCATTGACACGCCGACCGTGAAGACCATCGAAGTGAATGCCATCGACCGCAACGGGAATCCTGCCTGGCCGGAGTTCTACACCATCGAAAAGCTGCGCGACCGCGAGCAGTTCATGGGTTACCGCTCGTTCCAGAAGGAATACATGAACAACCCCATCACCGAGGGAGCCGTGTTCCAGGAACGGTGGATACGCTGGAGACGGATGCTGAAGCTGAAATATTACGAGCAGATTGTACTCTACATCGACCCTTCGTGGAAATCCTCCGGGAAAAACGACTACAAGGCTGCCGCCATGATAGGCCGTCCCAGGCGCGGATTGAAAACCGCCTCACACCGGGAACTGCATCTGCTGCGTGCCTTCTGCCGTCAGTGCAGCGTGGGCGAAATGGTGCGCTGGCTCTACGATGTCTACGAATCACTGCCTGAAGACGCGGCGGTCAGCATCTATATGGAAGCCAACTTCATGCAGGACACCATCCTGGACGAATTCCAGCGTGAAGGCGACGCACGTGGCTACCAGCTTCCTATCATGCCGGACAAACGGAAGAAACCCGACAAGTTCGCCCGTGTGGAAGCCGTCAGTCCGCTGTGGGAACGTGGATACTTCTTTTATAACGAAAAGCTGAAGGAAGATACCGACCTCCGTGCCGGAATCGACCAGACGCTGGCCTTCGAGCAGGGAAGCCGGGCACACGACGACTTTCCCGATGCCTGCGAGGGTGCTATCTATAAATTACAGAAACAAACCCGTGAGGCTTCGTTCACTCCCCGGCTGGGCGTGCGGCGACCTCCTAAAAACTCATGGTAACTATGTTTATAACCGAACAAGACTACATACAGGTCAGTGCCGATGCACTGAGAATCATCCAGCAGGCTACAAGCGATAACCGTCTGCTGGCCGAACGCCGTGCCATGGACCGGATAGCCAGCTACCTGGACGGACGCTATGACATGCAGGCAGCCTTCACCGCCGAGGGAGAAGATAGAAACCTTGACCTCGTGGGGCTGGTGGCCGATCTGGCACTTTACTTCATGGTGCTCAGTCTGCCACAGAAGATGGGCTACGAAATCCGAAAGGAACAGTTTGAAAACGCCATCGCCTACCTGGAGAAAGTGCAGGCGGGAAAAGCGGTCATGAACCTGCCCGAACTGCAACCCACGGGCGAAGAGGGAGAACAGACCGGCGCCGGCATACGCTACGGCTCCGACAAACGTAACAACTATATCTGGTAACTACTATGGCAAAGAAACCGAAAATAGAATATCTCAACCGGATGAATGCCGCCGAAAGACGGCGCATCAAGGAAATGAGCGTCAAGCTCCAGCTGCTTACCGAAGCACTGACACGGCGCGACCTGGCCGACTGGCGGCGTGCATGGCAGATGGCCATCAACGTGGACAACCCCAACCGTACACGTCTGCTGAACCTCTATACCGATGTGGATGCCGACCTACATCTGACCGGATGCGTGCAGCAGCGCATGGGATTTGTGTTGAACAAGAGTTTCAAGCTCTGCGACGCGAAGGGCGTGGAGAATCCGGAACTGACGGAACTGCTGGAAACTCCCTGGTTCAAGGAGTTCCTGCGGCTGGCACTGGAAAGCACATACTACGGCCACTCACTCATCGAACTGGGCGACGTGGTTGAAGTGGACGGACGGATGGCATACAACCGGGTCAGCCTGATTCCGCGTACCCACGTCATTCCAGAATACGGTGTCATCATCACCCACGAAAACGACACCTGGCAGGTAGGCTATGACTACCGGAACAGCGAAATGACCGACTGGTGCATCGAGGCAGGCGGCACGCATAATCTGGGCCTGTATCTGAAATGTGCCCAGCAGACTATCCCGAAAAAGAACATGTGTTCTTTCTGGGACATGTTCGGAGAAATATTCGGTATGCCGCTCCGTGTGGCCACCACTACCAGCCGCGACCCGAAGGAATACGACCGCATCGAACGGATGCTGCGCGACATGGGAGCAGCCGCCTACGGACTGTTTCCCGAAGGTACTACCATCGACCTGAAGGAAAGCACCCGTGCCGATGCGTTCAATGTGTACGACAAGCGCATTGATCGCTGCAATTCGGAAATATCGAAGGGAATCCTTACCGTGACCATGACAATGGAAGACGGGGCCAGCCTTTCGCAGAGTGAGGTACACCGCAAGATGCTGGAAAACCTGATTCAGAAGGATGCCGACCTCATCCGCGACCTGGTGAACTGGCAGCTTATTCCCCGCATGATCCGTCACGGATTCCCGCTGACAGGATTCCGCTTCTCATGGGATGAGTCGGTAGACTATACGCCCGAACAGCAGGTGGCCTACGAGCGTTTGCTGCTGGAGCATTACGAAGTGGAGCCAAAATACTTTGTAGACAAATACAACATCCCGCTGAAGCGGAAGAAAGACACTTCCTCCATCACGGTGCCGGATATGAAGAAAACTACACAACAGAAGTCCGGAAAGGAAGGGCAAAAGCTGGTATTACCGGAAGGGGAACACCCTTTTTTCGACTAAGCCCCGAGGATTATAAGGGGCTGCATCAGCGGTACGCCGACATCCTGAAACTGGCGGCTGAGGAAGAGGAAGAAACGGAAGAAGCCATGGAGTTCCCCACCCTGGAAGCCGGATGGATGCTGCTCATGGGATGGCTCTATCAGCAGGCAGAAGTATCTCCCGAAAGTCTGACCGTCGAAGAGGTGCAGCGTTTTATCCGCACCCATTCCGACGTACTGGACGGAGCGGTGGACACCGCCCTGAAGGAAGTCCCGCTGGACGACATATCGGTGCAACGTCTGAAGGAATCGAACTACGTGTTCAGCGGTATCAAGACCTTCCACGAACTGAATGAGGCTTTTCCCTCCCTGCTGGATGAGGAAGGAAACAGAAAACCGTTTAATCAGTTTTTAAATGAAGTTCAAAAGGTGCATGACACCTACAATGTGCAGTACCTGCGTACGGAATACAACTTCGCCCAGTCATCTGCCCTGATGGCCGCACGGTGGAAGCTGTTCGAACAGGACGGCGACCGCTACTACCTGCAATACCGAACCGTGGGAGACAAGCGTGTACGTCGTACCCACCGGATGTTGCACAACATCACCCTGCCCATCGAAAGCCCGTTCTGGGACAAATATTTCCCGCCTAACGGTTGGAACTGCCGATGTACCGTGGTGCAGGTACGCAAGGGGAAATACCCTCTTAGCGACGAACAGGAAGCCGTGAACCTGGGTAGTCAGGCCACCGCCGGAAAGTATCAGGAAATGTTCATGTTCAACCCCGGCAAGCGGATGACCACCTTCCCGGCATACAACGGCTACACCCTGCGCAAATGCAACCAGTGCGACTATCGTCCCGACAAGATGAAGCTGGCCGCCGACATTCCGGACAATGAGGTATGCCGGGCGTGCAGGTTGCTGCAGGAATCACATCTGGCAGAAATACACAGTGCCACAGAAGGAATACGAAGCATCATCCGTCGTTTGGAAAACGGTTATCCAAAAGGAGATGCCGTAAGGATAGGAAGGTTACCTGAAGATGTGAAGGGATTTGTCCGTAAAAAAGGAATAGAGCCGATTACGGATGAAATTTACATGACAGACAAGCAGATACATCATGCACTGCGCAGCGCAAAACAGAAGGCCGGGAAAGCGGTCACAGCGGAACAGCTTGCAGCCTTGCCCTCTTTGCTGAATGACTGTGAAGTGTATTGGGACGAAAAAGCTGGGAATATCCAGTTTATTACACGACAGGACGGAAAGGTGCAGAAGTTTGTGGCAAGCCTGAACTATGTCGCAAAAATTCAGGGAGAAAAGAAAACGATAAATGCCTTTATTACGGCTGGAACACTGGATGAAAGTACGCTCGGTATGTACAAAAAAATAAGATAGAACCAGTGGGTAGGATTCGAACCTCCGATATGATGGCTGAAAGCCCTCCCGCCTCCCATGGCGGCATCACTGCATCTATCTTATATTGCAAATATACGATTAATTCATTAAAAAACAATGTATAATGGCTGAAAAATCAAATCAGGTAACACGTGACCTACAGCGGCGCATCAACCTGCTGGTAAGGGAGACGCTGAAGGATATACGGACGGAAGCACTGGAAGAGTTTGACCGGAACTTTGAGCGCGAAGCCTTCTTCAACCAGAAGTGGGCACGACGCAAGTTCAACGACGACAAGAGCCGCGGGCTGCTCGTCCGCACAGGGAACCTGCGACGCAGCATCACGGGACGCATCACCAGCCGCGACAGCGTGGTAATCGAGACCACCGAACCGTATGCCAGAATTCATAATGAAGGAGGAACCATCACCGTGACACGGAAGATGAAGGCTTATTTCTGGTACCGCTATCAGACCGTGACCGGCGGAAGGGCTGCCGACGGATTCAGCAATAACCTGCAACGAAAGAAAAACGGCGCACCACGCAACAACAAGCGGAACCGTGCCCTTACCGCCGAAGCGGAGTTCTATCGTGCCATGGCCCTGAAAAAGGTAGGTAGCAAAATTACTATACCAAAACGCCAGTTCATCGGAAACCATCCCGACCTGGAGGAACTGCTGAAAGAAATTTTTTACAATAACGCTAAAAACTTTGACACACTATGAGACGTATGCTTTATCTCGGCCTGATCGAAGCACTGAAAGAACTGAAGGATGAAAGCGGACAGCCGCTTATCCGGCACATTGACCTGTGGAACGAGCAGGTGGAATTCATTGAACAGGAAGAACCTTTTGACACCCCGGCAGTGTTCATCGAATTCCGTCCCGTGCAATGGCGCACGCTAAGCGGAACCGTCCAACAGGCAGACGTTCCATTCCGGCTGCATGTGGTCACAAAATGGAAAGGAAGTGCAAAGGATGGGAGTATGTTTCAGGAGGAATCGCTGGCACGCTTTGACCTGCTGGATAAGATTGATGCGCACCTGTTCAACTTCTTCCTGTCTGCCCGGAATGAAGCGGTCTGCATGACCCGCCGAACGGGCAGCAGCACCAACCACAACCACGAGGAACTGGTGGAAGACATCAGCGATTTCAGCTGCCAGGCCACACAGACCTTTTAACCGAATAGTGTCAGCTGCCGTTCCGCCTGGGCGATGCGCTCCATCACACGCGGGTCGGCACTGGCATTGATGATGTTATAGAAAGTCTTTTCGCAGATACGGTATTTCGGCCAGATATAACGGCGTAGGATTTCTCGGTTCGACAACCCGCTGTGCGCATGCTCATCGTAAATCCGCACAATATCCTGCACGCGGAAGGCATAGCTCATACCTATTATTTTCTGACGACTGTTCTTGACCATATTATCCTGCTGACTTTCCGCAAAAATACGAAAAAACACACATAAAACAGCATATTCATGCATCTTTTCACATGCATATAACGCTACAAGGACAATATGTAATTACTCGGGGAACTTTAGTTTATGAATAATTAAAAATGAAAATCCCCGGCATCCGGTTTTGGGTGTCGGGGATTTTTATATCAGTCTTCAATGTAATCATCTAATAAGAGAAGGTCTCTCATGTAAAGGTCTCTTTGATACTTTGATCTAAAGTCATTCCTAAGAATTTTCCAACTTCTTGGATGTTCTGCTTTTTTACATTTTATCGCAGGCTTATTTGTATCGTCAGCCCTGATAATAACAAAGCCTGATTTACATACTTTTTCTTGATCGTTCGCGTCCATAATTAGTCCTCCAATATTTTTAAGACCTGACACAATGCGCCTTCGAGAATATCAATTCTATTCAACATTATGTCATATAACCTTTCATATTCTTTATCTTCATAAACTTTTTCACATTCACTTTCTTTTGATGAAGAACATTCCAAATAACTATGACATAAATTGCATATTTCATGAAGAGTTGTGTCTACAGGCTTACCTTTTAAAGTCGCTTCTACAGATGTGGATATTTTATATTGAACTGTTTCCATATTATTCACTTGTTATTGTGTAAGTACCTTCTTCGCATGATTCGATTCTCATGTCTATCTCACTCTTCACATCTTCCAGAACTTCCATCGCTCCCTCATTGGTAAAGTCTGAAAGAACCTGGTCGATGAAGTCCATTATCTGTTCTTTTTCGCTCATATTTATTTCCTATTGTACATCGTCTACTTCGTATTCCCAACTCATTGCGTCTCTTTCGCTAATATGGTCAGCCATCCATTCCATTGCCGCATTTTCTTCATCACTCATATTTAAAGCTTCTGAGTCAAATAAACATCCATTCATCAAACCCTCATATACATCATCAGGTACTTCTACATTTTCAAACCCAGCAGTATATTTTACTGTTACTTGTAGATTTTTTATCGTTTTCATAAATCAAGGATTTCAATTTTTAGACTATTCTTTAAATCACACATCATATCGATTGTGTCGTTATTAGCTACTTCAAAGCAGATACCCAATAATTCCGGGTTCTGCTGTGAGCGTTGCACCTTCAGGTCGCAGGGGCGGCTGTGCTTAATCCACACAAACATAAACTGACTGATTATGCTGTAGTGAATCTTTGCCGCCACCCTGCGAGGCTTGAACAGATTAAGGTTCTGGTTCTGCATAGGGTTCTATATTTTTAACCACCTGTCCGCTGAGCCAGATACGTCCGCTTCCCTAGCATTGCGGACACACCTTCTGTTGCGGATATTCCCTTCGGTGATCCTTTTCTGCATACACGGTCACTGTACCGGTGCCTCCGCACTGACGGCAGAGGCATACCCGGCGATGGATATAGGTCTTTTCTGTTTTCATCTTCTGTCTGCATCATTAAATTCGGGTTTCACATCAGGGTCTGCTTCGTATGGATACACGTCCATGATAGCGGTTTCCGATACGGAAGCAATCACGTAGTCGGCCAAGGTTTCCTTCATGCCTTCGTCCAGCTTCTTGATTGCATCGCGAAGGTCGGCAGCCTGTACCAGCACATTAAAGGCAGTACGCTTTTCTGCTCCGCTCTTTTCGTCGAGTGTGATAAACCAAAGTTTGCACTTAAACCAGCGGTCGGCAGACTCCTCTTCGCTTGGAAATATCTCATTATAGTTTGCTCTTGCTACACCAGCCACAACAAACTCTCCCTGAAAGAAAGGTGTCATTTCTTCGATAATACGGCTTTCAGCTTCGGTAAAGCTGAGCGCATCTACCAAGTAGGGTTCGGTGACTTTCTTGTTCATTCCGTTTTCCATTGTCTTTTCGTAACGGATCTTGCATGTAAACCAATTGTGCATCATAATTTTTCTATTTTTGTTGAGTTCTTAAATATTACGTTAGTGTGGTCTCTCCTCGAATCGTCCATACAATCAAGGTCTTTTCCGTAGCAGCTGATTGAGTGCTCAAAAAACCAGCATCCGCTGCATGCTTTGTCCGAGTCTTCCACTTCGGCTACTTCAAGTCTATGTCCATTCCATGTGAATGTTTCTCCTAATTTGTATTCCATGATTCTTTGATTTTTTTGATTAGTTCATCCCATCTTTTCCGCGCCATGCGTGGTTCCATCCAGCAGAGCCATCCAAGTATATCGAGTATTCTTCCCGCAAGCTTCAGGATGAATCCCAAAATAATCAGCGGCCCGAGGATGATGGAAAATGCGGTGAACATGATGATTTGTGTACGATTGTTCATTATTCCAGGTAATAGGTGATTACGATTATGTTGTTACGAAGGACTACGACTCTCATCCCATCCCCACCATCTACGATGTAAACGAATGTAGATGTGCTGTTCATTATCAGTTTATCTTTCCTCAGCGAGAGTATCTTTCCAATGATTATTTGTTTCAGACGGTCGTAGTCGTAGAATCCAACCTCATGAATGGGTCTTACATATATCCTTTTCAGGTATTCGTGCAGCTTGATCATCCAGCGCGGCCATTTGTCGCGCCGGATGGGTGAATTAAAGGTTAGTTCTGCCATTATCATTCCGGTTTATATCTTTTTACAAGACAACATTTTACATTTTCTATCCATTCAAGAAGTGATTCAAATGGAAGTCTTATGAAGTAAGGTATCGCAATCATAATAGCAAGGGGAGTCACTAATATGCAGTATATAGTCCATATTGCATACCATTTGTATTTAGACTTTTTTCTCATTTTTCCATCCATTAAGTTTATAAACCATATCTTTTGCTTCCTCCGGTGAGTGGCACTCAGCTATGGGAGTGCCTGTACACGTAGTCTCTGTGTATTCGTTACGATATACAATCCATAGAGGGCCACGGCGGGAATAACTGTACTTAGGCCTGGAGTGCATCGCTTTCCTTCTTTGGTTCGACATAGAAAGATTCGTCCTGCACAACCTCTACGCCGATGTTGGCAAACTGTTCCGCAACTTCCGGAACGTCACGGTCGGCCAGCAGCTTGTCCTTGGCCAGTTCCTCGGTGGTTCGGATGTACTGTGGAAGGAACTCTTTGCAAAGATTCGTAACGGCTGCCCAGGTGAATCCTTTCCGGTTTTTCAACTTCGGGTTACCGGTACGGAATCCGATGATACCATGTGCCGATTCCAGACTTTTCTTTTTGCTGAAAAGCGTATCCTTGTTTTCTGTGGCGTAGGTCTGCATCACCTCAAAGGTACGGTCTTTCGTTTCGTTCAGTTCTGCCAGCTGGTCTGCATACTTCTCACGGATCTTTGTCATTTCCTGGTCCATCTTGGCTGTGAGTGACTGGGCCTTTGCGTCGGCCATTGCAAACTCGGCAAATGCCTGTTCGTACTGTTCGCGGCTTACTCCGCTGATTACTGTTTTCTTGGTTCTTTTTGCCATAATTAATTCAGTTTTAATGATTGTTTAAATGATTAGTAATTAATAGATTCTTTTTCCATTTCGTCCGCCTGCTCATCGGTCACCTGCAAAGCCTCAAACGTGAGTATGAAATTCCCTTTCCTTACCACGGAGTTAAACCAGTTCTCGATGATGGAGGCACGACTGGCAAAGTCAGCTCCGTCGCGTATAGGTGAACACGCAAGCGTCTCTTGTGGTGTACGCAAACGGATGAAAATACGCCTGTATGGTTCCCTTCCATCAATCAGAGCCTTTGGACTTCCTTTCTCACCCGGCATTCCTATTCCATACTTTACGGGGTCTATCTTCCCCTCACGTGATAGCACTTCGTTCCATTCTTTCTTTTCCATATACTTTCAATTGTCAATTAGTTCGTCTTCCATTGCCGCCATGTCATATTCCATTTTCATGGCTTCGTCTGCCTGTTGTCCGCAGAAGTTCTCCAGTTCCCGGAGAATAGTTACACGGTCGCAGAAGTCAAACTGCTGCATCTGTTTCATGATTTCGTTCTGGATTTGTTCAATTGTCTTTTCCATAGCTATTCCTTGTTTGATTTACTGTCCTTGTAATCTTTTACTACCGGACTACCAATCAGCTCTCTCCTGCTGTAATATACGCTACGCCCTTTTTGGTATCCGGTTATCAGTCCTTTGTTGGCCCATCTCTTTATAGTGGTTTTTCCACATCCAATCAGCCTGCACGCATCGGCCTGTCCTATCAGGTCATCGGGTGCTTCTGATATATCCTTTCTCGGTACTTTTTCTAAAGAACCTACCCTTAATCCAAGTCTTCGCTCCACCCTATCCAGTCTCCGAAGCAATTTTTTATATTCCGAAAGACTGAGAGTTATTGTGTCCTCTTCTTCCTCCTCTTCTGGTTCATCTTCCAGATCCGGGCAAATGGCACTGATGCCAATCTTTCCGGCGAGGAACTGGGCCGCATCACGTGCGGCATAGAAAAGAGTTTCGTTGCGTTCGTCCTCCGGAACGTCTCGCATATACTGATTGAATACCCATGATTCGCTACGCTTCATTTCCAGTACTTCCACCTGTATCCGGCTCGATGCGTCGTTATAAGACTTCAAGTGCTCGATGGCACGGTTTATTTCTGATTGCTTTCTCATATCATTCCTCCTTTCTGGCCATTGCCTCAAATTGTCTTTTTACTTCCTTCAGCTCTTCCAGCGACATTTCCGTAAGATTCTTACGGAACTTGCTGCGTGTGCGGCAGAACTGGTTTATTTTTGCTTTATTCATTTCGAAATCTGCTTCCGTGTCGTTCGTATAGTTCTTGTTCAGACAGGAGATACGGAACGACAGGGAGAATATCTGTTTCACCAATGCACGTGCCTGTTTGCGGATTTGCTCGGCTGCCTCACGATTGAAACGGGTTAGCAGCAGTCCGGCTTCCTCTTTTGTCAGTCCGGCGGTGCTGTCTGTACGGCCAGCGGTAAACTCACTGATAAACCCGTGACGGTCTTCGTCTGAAAAACCCATCTTGTGAAACTGGGCTTGCAGTGCCTTGATCTGTTGCGGGGTCACTGTTCGTTCTTTCATTGTTGTTTTCATGATTGTATGATTATAGATTATTCTTCTCCGTGATACTGCCGGGCTTTCTCCGGCACAATGTCATAATAGCCGAGTGGACCAATAAACCGGCCCTTTGAAAAGGCCCTGAAACCTTCGACGTAGATTTTCAGACTGGCATCGTACATCACTCCTTTGGCGGCGCGTCCGTTGGGTAGCTGTCCTTCGGCATGGCTGATGAAGATGAGCAGCTTCCGCTTGTGCTGCTCCTTGAAGTCGATGTATTGGCGGTACGTCATGCGGGTGTACTGGAAGGAGTCGATTACCACAATGTCTGGGCTTTTCTGCCGGCGGAGTCGGATGCTGAGTTCATCCATATTCTCGTTGTCGATAAGTAGGAACTTCTTGTTTACGTCCATCATGCCGGTGCGCCGTATGGCATCCTGCATGGTGCGACAGGCACCTTCCTCCATGCTATCGTAGGCCACGCGGCCAAACTTACATAGATACTTGCAGAGCTGGAGGGCGAAACTGGTCTTTCCGCTTCCGGAGTTTCCCCAGATTATCCAAACTCCACGGCGTTCCGGAGTGCCAAACGCATCGTACCAAGGGCCTTCAAAATCCATCACGTCAAACTTCATAGAAAGAAGTTCACGAACCCCCTTTGCATTGCGGTCGAAAGTGAACTTCTTTTTCTGTGGGGGCGGTGTGGAATCCTCTTTATTCATTGCTGCCTCCTTTCTTCATGCGGGCATCAATCATCCTCTTCTGGCGGTGGATGCATCGTTTCACGCGGCGAAGGTCGTTGTCGCTTCTCTTGGCATCCTTAAGCACCTCTTCTATATCGGCACGGTCGGTCAGGTTATTGGCCTGGCAGATGGCGTAGATGTCATTCTCTTCCGTGGGAGACACATCGAAGAAACGGCGTCCGATGCGGCTGTTTATTTCCTTGTATCCTTTTTTGTTGTACCGCAATCCGGCATCCATTCTGCGCTTGATGTAGTCCGTGCTGAGGAACACGATACCTGCATGACCCTCCAGTCGGTTGTAGATGCTGATAAAGTAGTTGAACACGCTGTCAGTAAGCTTGTCGCCTTCATCGAACACCAGCAGCGGGGCACTGAGAAAAGAAATCATCGAGATGGCGTTCTCCAGTATGTCGCGCAGGTTGGTTGAGTCAGTGGGTGCGCCTACCTGCTTGGCTATCTCACGCACAAAGTCTGAGCGTCGCATATCTTCCGAACAGAGGATGTAGAACACGTTTCGGTGCGTGCGGCGGTATTCAATGGCTGCTGTGGTCTTGCCGCATCCGGCGTCACCCACAATCCATGTCACGTTCTTGTAAGCCTGTGCGTCGCTCAGCGTAAAAGTGATTTCCTTAAAAGTCTTTCCTTCGTGAAGGTTCCATGAGTCAAAGGCAAAGCCTATCTGCGTGGCGATACGTACAAACATTTCGTCGCTGATCAGTTCATACTTTCCGTTGCATAGCTGGCTCACGGTGGCCGAGCTTACGCCCTGCAAGCTTTCTGCGGCACGGTTCAACGTAGGGTAATTTGAGCGGTAGGCAATCAGTGCGCTACGCACCTGTTCTTTCATTTCGGTTGTTAATCCTTTCATTGTTTTAATAGGTATTTAATTGTTTGTTAATTGTCGTTTTACCATTTGTTCAAACAGTCCAGTTCATCGAACGTCAGGTTCGATACTTTCTTTGTCCAGTCTCCTGATGATGCGAAGGTCAGCGGTTCATCTGCCAGTACAGGCTCTTCCGGAATATCCGTTTCGGGCATCGGTACCGGAGCTTCCAGTGTGCCACGCTTCATTTCTTCGCGGTATCCGTCAAGCTGCTTTTCGCTCACAGCCACCGGACGCGGCAAACGAAGCTTTGTGTATGCTTCGCCCATGGCTTCTTCCATAAACAGTTCCTCCTGGGCGATGTGCATGGCTGCACGTGTGCGGCGGTTGGCATCCAGCTGTGCAAACAGATAAGCGTTTTCCTCTTCGGTGCGTTCCTGAGTGGCACGGTGGATAGTGACTTTCGGTGTGGCGATGGCCGCATACTTGGCACCCGTGTCAGTCACCGCCCAAAGTTCGATGCGGGTCATGTCTTCCGGATCGTAGCGGTAGAGGAACTGACGGCCCACGTTCTGAAGGTGGAAGTTCATATCTACCAGTCCGTCGTCGCCATACACCATGTAGCTGTATTCCTGCTTGTTCATTCGGAAGATGAAACCTTCCCTGGTGTATTGCACCGGAGCCTGAGAGAACAGCATGAAGATTTCGTGTGCTTCGTAATCGTCAAGCGGCTGTGCCTGCGGATTCTCTATCGCGGTGTACATTTCCCTGCGTGTCATGCCTGTTGGGCTGGTAGGATGCTGCATCGAATTCCATTCTTCGCGGCAGTCGGCATATTGCTTTTTCAGTTCCTCCAGCGTGGGAAGCTGGTCAATGTTCGCCATTACCAGGTCAATGTTCACACGGCTTGAAAGCTTCTTTGCCGTAATGTTCTGACCGGTGAAGTTGTAAAGCTTGTGAAGTACCTGCTGCTGGAACCGTCCGAAAGCGGACTCTATGGATTTGGACTGGCCGTTGTGCGGCATCGTGGTTTTGTGAAGATGGCAGAGTTTCTTGAAGAATCCCTGCGAAGCCAGCTTCTTGTGTCCTCCCTGGTTATCTGTCACTATCTCATAAGGCTTCACCTTCCATGTCTGGAGTGCCATCCGGTACGCCATGTACTGGTTGTAGAAGTTTTCGCCGTCGCCGATAAAGTAGCCGAGGAACAGTTCCGTGCAGGCATCCATCACCTCGTACACATCGGTGGTTCGTGCCACCCATCGCTTCTGCCTGTCATCGTATGCACGGTAGTAAAGGTTTATCTTCGTTCCGTCTGAGTACCACAGCGAGTTCGGCATGGACGGCATTACCGTATCGAAGGTTGGCATATACTTGTTCTTGAATTCCCTCTCGCCGTGAACAGCAGAAAACCACCAAACCATTACCGCCGGATCGTTCAAGTAACTGTGCATCGTAGTAGGACTCTTGATAGTCTTTAGTCCGCGAAGCACCGCCTGACGGTTGTATTCCTCAAAGAGCTGCATATCGGTGTAGACAGGGAACTTGCTTCGGCGAAGCTTCAGCAGAAGAGCACCTTCAGCCTTTCCGATTCGGCGTGCGGCACTGTTTCCCAAGTTACCGCTTACCAGTACCACATATCCATCTCGCTTGTAAGCATTGAACTTCTCGCGCAGTCGTGCCGGATTCTTCGGCAGTGTGTGGCCTGTAATTTCGCGGAGACGCTCACAGCAAATCTGAACGCTGCTCCATGTTTCCGCACGACGGGCAAAACCTCCTTTGGCGTGTTCCACACTGCGTGCCTTCTCCGTACGCACCATTTCGTTCATCACCTGGGCGTTCAGGATGTATTCCAGTTGTCTGGCAGGCTCGATACGCGGCTCAAATTCCTTGAAGAACCGTACCGCTTCGGCATCGAACCGAATCTGTGTGTTGATGTACTTTTCCTGCTCACGCTGTTTCATTTCCTCGTATGCATTCTTGAATGTGTCATCGTATGCTGCACGGAGCCGTTCCGGCATGGAGCGGTAGGCAATCAGGGCCTCGCGTCCGTTACCTCCCCGCTGGAGGAGGGTAAGCTTGCCTTCACGTACATACTTGTCGTAAGTGGGCTTACTGATAATGCCACCACGAACAAGTTCCGTAAAGCTGACGCATAATGTGTTTCCGTACATTTCCATGATTAATTCGTTAAGATTGTAGCCCGGCTCCGGGACTTGAACCCGGACGGCAGCCGCTCGGTGAAGTTCTGCAAGCCGTGTGTGCGTTACTGGTTACGTGATTCTCTGTCCATGCGCCTTGCCATTGGGATAAGTGCCAGGCAAAGGAAGATTGTAACTATAAGGTTCATTGTGCCGTCCAGCAGGCTATTCAGGATGGCGGCTGCAAGTATCAGCAGCAGATAGCGTGTGGTAGTATTGATTCGTTTCATGATTCTATGGTTTTGAGTTTGGAGCCATCCCTATTCTCGCGAACCGGAATGGCAATGATTCATCACTTATGCAGTTGGTTGTAAATTACAGTTGAATAACTTCCTCATACGGGTTTTCCATTTCCTTCAGCTCATAGAGCTTTGCTCCGTGATTCAAGGCATACGAGCGGATAAGTCTTGCTGTAGGGCTTTTAGTGTCGTATGCCAGAGCGGCATCCACCGTACGGGTTGTAACATTCAGTTTCCGGGCGATTTCTTCTTTCAGTTCCCGGCTTGCTTTAATGAGTTTTCTTGTTTCTGCCATTTCGTTATTGTTTTTATCATTATTATTCGGTTAAAAATCCATCCCTATTCTCACGAACCAGAATGGTTTTGCTACATTTGTAGCGATGCTAAACAAACTAACTTTATTTCTTATGTTTAAATTCAAAATGATTTTTACTATAGTCTATCAAGAAACATGTCCCAATCAGATAAACTATCTGTATAAGATGATTGACAAGACTTTTCGGGCTGCATGTAGCACTTTCGGTTACGAGATGAAGTGGTATGCTGGAAACACCAGTTCTCCAAATCTTTCAATGGAGCAATCAGTGACCGAATCTGACCAAATCGTAGTGGAGCGTATTTTTCGTCAACGGAGAAATGTTCGGGATTCTGCCTCTCTATTCTTTTCCATAGTTTGTATACTTGAGAGCGTGTATAACGTATGCATAAGTATAGAAATGGGTACAGACATCGTTGAATCCAGAAAACCTTTGCCTTAATGAGTAACATTTTCATTATTCATTCCTCCCACGTGATGCAAAGTTGTTCGTAAGCGGGTTTCTTCTCCGGATAGGTACGTCCTTCCTGGCGGTTCTTCCTGGCGAAGAACTGGATGCATTTTGCAACCGGATAACTCATTGAGGTTCCGGCATACACCTTCTGCACATGCCCCAGCGTGACACGCTGCTTCTCGGCTGTAAGGCAAAGCTCCGCACGGCTGATGTAGGGCTTCACGTTTTCTTTCCACTGGCTGAAGTACGGACGGAACTTGGGAAGCGGAAGACGATTCGTGCTTTCCGGACGCTCGCCGCTTACCGAGTAGCTTCCGGTGCGTCGGATGCTGGGAAGCACTGTGCCGGTTACCCATCGACGGATGGCTTTTGCTTCCGGCTTGCGGCTGATGAAGATAAGGTGATATAGTCCGGATTCGTTGATGCAGGTAACTTGCTGATTTCTACCGATGGGGTCACTAATAGTTACCCCACGTCTTTCGTCATCATCAAGTGCCTGCAATGACTTCTTATGATTGACTAATCCTAAGAGGTTACAAAAGTCTTTTCCTACAAACCAAGGCTCACCATTAATGATCTTTGTCCTTACACTTACGTTCTCATTCTCATTGTAGAATACTTGCAGGCCCGCAGCTTGCTTTGTTAAATTTGCGTTCATTATAAACAGTATTTAAATGGTTTTTACTTCTTGATATGGATTCTCCTTTTCCTCGAACAATATCCCTCCGTGATTCAATGCCCATGAACGAATTAGCATTGCCAAAGGGCTTTGAGTATGAAATTTCAATGCCGCATAAACTGTTACTATAGACACATTCTTAATCTCTGCAATTTCTTTTACCTTTTCTTTGTCAAGTCTGATGTACTTCTGTTTTTTCTCCATATTCTTTTGATTTACGAGTTGTTATTTCTATCTTTGGTGCTATCTTAATTAGTTAAGATGCTGCAAATATAGTAGCTTATTTTCTATTATAAAAATATTTGATAGAATATTTTCAATTAAATAATTATGGGCATACGTGAAAGATTGAGGAAATTCATTGATTATAAAGGAATTAGCCGATATAAGTTTTATAAGGATTTAGGACTGTCTAATGGATTTTTAGATAAGGAAGGAAATATTGGGAGCGATAAATGTGAGAAAATTATCTACCAATATCCTGATTTGAATATAATCTGGCTTATAACAGGAGAAGGAGATATGTTATATAACTCCACAAAGAATCACAATGTAAATCAATCAATTATCGGTAATAATAATATTTCTACAGGATATGGAAGTATTGAAGTATCTGGTGAGAAATTAGAAGAAAAGCTAATATTGTCTCAGCAATTAGAAGAAAAAAATAACCAAATAAAAGATTTATTAATAGAACAAAAAAAATTACAGAATACTATAAGCAAACTACAAAAGCAAGTAGATATACTTATCAACAAACTTAAATAACTATGAAAGTAAAACAAAAGTTAGAAGGAAATAATAATGTTCAAGTTGGCATTAATTATGGAGAAGTGGTTCATACAGAAAAACTTATAAGAAGAGTTGAAGTTATACATGACTCAAACTTACATATTTCAGATGCAGAGGCAAAACTATTAAAAGATAAAGTTGACGAAATTGTTGAATTGCGTTCCCAAACAGAAGGGAAAGAAAAATCATATTGCTATAAACGCGTTTACACTGAATTATATAACCACTTTAATATAACATCATATAAATTATTACCTAAAAATCAATTTGATGAAGCAATAAAATGGTTTGATAAACAAAAAGCATATCGTTATCGTCCTAAATTAAGAAAAGTCAATAATGAAGAATACAGAAAACAGCTATATAAATCTATTCATGCAAAAGCAAACCAATTAGGATGGGATAACGAAACCTTATATGAATTTATAAATGTTTTTTTGCAACCTAAAGTATATATCACATCATTGAAGGATATGAGTGATACCAGACTCAAAAAAGTATATAACAAACTATTTTCCAGGTAATATAAAACACAAAAATAGGGTCATTCAACAACCCTATTTTTGCTCATCAAACTTTCCTTCAGCTACTTCATTTCTCAAAATCATCAGGAACTGCACCACATCATCTGTGGTCTTATTTTCCGGATCAAGTTTTATAATCTCTCCAATCCAACAGCTAAGCCTTTCAGCCATTCCTCTTTTTCCGGTGTGCTTTACATTTAAGCTGATGTGATTACTTGGTAAAACTAATTCCTCATTCATAAGAATAAATTTTTACTGTTTGTTGTTTCTGTTTGCTTCCAATATTGGCAGATTAGCTTCAGTGGGAATGTAGATTACGGTTTTGTCACTGAGGCTTCCTTGTTGGCGTACCCATAAATATTGTATATATTCAGGAGTTATGCTGCCGTTTTCAATTCTTATAGCTTCGGCTGCTCCTTTGGCTCTCTCAATTTCGGCCTGAGCGTTAAGCTTTTCTGCTTCAAGATTGGCTTTAGCCTCTTCAATCTTAATTCTTCTGTTCTGTTCGGCTTCGGCAAATTGTGCCTTACCTTTCTGCTCGGCACTCCATACCCTGTATTTAACGTGAGTTCGATATAAAATTAGAAAATAGACAGTTGTCCGTCATTGACAAAGTTTACATCAATGGCGGGCTTCTTTT